TCCACCACTTGCAGAAATTGTTGTGCCTGTGCCGTTAGGGTTAAATGTGGTTGTGCCCCCGTTACGCCCTGATGTTCTAGTGCCACTACTAGCAGGATAAGATATACCTGCACCGCCAGCGCCAACACTAATACTGGCAGAGGTTATACCATGTTCCTGCACAGAGTATTTGCGGAATGCTGTACCACCCGCCCCGCCGCCAGAGCTTACCTTTTCACGACCAGCATCTGTAGAGCCTCCACCACCAGAGCCTCCACCGCCAAGAACATAAACATGGTACTGCACACAACCTGACTGTGCTGGCGACCAAGAAGTACCACTAGCTTTTGTTTCTGTTGTGCCTTTCTTTTTAAGTATCCTAGCTTTACTACGGTAGTTAGAAAAAGAAGTAGTAGCGCCTGATGCTGGCAAATCGCTAGGCACAGGATTTGTACCACCATTAAGATTTGCATTAAGGGATACAGCACCAGACTGCCCATAGTAGTCACGCAACTCACTCATAGATATTGAGCCAGAAGCGTGACCAAAGTTATCTATTGAGGTTATTGTCATTATGCGTTACCAAATGCTGTTACATCGTTTTCTACAGTAAGCGCACCAGTGCTAGACAAGCTAAGTCTGTTTGTACCCTGATAAGCAAACTTTAAGCTACTACCAGATTGAGTAATCGTCCAGTCACCTAATTTAAAAGAGTTTCCAGCTTCAATATCTGCGACCGCATAGATATCATTATCTGTTGCTGTACCGTTATCTCCAACACGCAAGCCCCGTAAAACAGTAACTCCACCGTCACCAATTTTCATTTCACTTACACTGGTGTTTGAATTGAAAGTGTACATGTTATTAGGGCCGTCAAGAACGATACCACCCGCAAGATTACCTGCCTCATAGAAGTAAATAGTGTCTGTTGCATCAAGGTGAATATCACTAGCAGCATCTAGTTTAACGACACTTCCAGATGAAACAGTTAGAAGACTAGAATCAGATATAGTAGACCCATTAATTGTAATTTCGTCTACAGTTAAACTTGATAAGGTTCCAACTGAAGTTATATTTGGCTGGGCTGCAGTCTGCAGTGTACCATAAACTGAACTACTTCTAAGATTAGGTGCATAAAAGTCTTTATTTGAAGAAAGCCTACTATTACTATTATCCCAAGTAAGGGTAGGTTTAGAAGCATTAGCTCCAAACTCAATACCTGCACCGTTTGTAGCAGATAGTGTTGTAGCATTTTTAGCTAGACGTACTGTAGAATCTTCAATGTCTAAGTTTGCAGTGTTTAAGGTAACAGTAGTACCTTGTACTTCCAAATCTCCTGTAACAGTAAGATTATTACCTATAGTAACATTACTAGGTAGTCCTATCTGAATCTGGTTATTACTTACAGTAGTTTCAACTTCGTTTGTAGTACCTGCAAAAGTAAGAACATCTGAAGCTAAAGCCACAGCATCATTAGTACCACTATCAGCACCAACAGTAAGACTAGTAGTAATAGCAGATGTGCTTACTGCTGTAACAAGACCTTTAGCATTAACTGTTACAACAGGAATAGCCGTAGCACTACCAAAAGAGCCAACATTAGAGTTTACTGTATCTAAAGTTGTTGTGAGAGTAATGTTACCTGTACCATCAAAAGATGTAGCAGTTGCATCTACATCACCATCAATAGTAATGGTTCGTGCAGTAGCTAACTTTGTTGCAGTAGATGCGTTACCAGTTATCTCACCCGTAACAGACAAAGTTCCACCAATAGTAGCATTACCACTAGAGAGAGTTAAGTTACCTGCATCAATAGTAACACTGTTTGAACCAGAAACAGTAACAGCACCATTGAGGGTAGTAGCGCCTGTTACAGCTAGAGTACCAGCCAATGTAGTATTTGCACCACTTAAGGTAATTGATGTAGTAGATCCAGACTTTACGATAAGGTTGTTACCATCATTAGTAAGAGTGCCAAAGGTAGTACCTGCATCCTTTAGTAGGACATCACCACCATCAGCATCTAAGCTAATGTCACCTGCAACATCAAGAGTAAGACCACCACTAGATACGTCAATCTCATTATCAGAGAGTGTCATGTAAGCATTAACACCTACAATAGCTGAATCCTGATAAACAGTACCATCAAAGTAACCATCTTTATACTGCAGTAAGTTAGTGCCCAAGTCTAAGGTATTACTAGTCTTAGGATTAACATTAGTAGCAGATACAACCAAGTTCTGACTAGGGCCAACCTTAGTTATAGGCGCACCCTCACCAGCAGTACCATCATGCTTGTGTCCTGTAGATGCGTTAAATGCACCCTCTACTGCATTGTATTCTGCGTCAAAATCATCTGCATCAATAACGTTACCATTGGCAATGTTGTTTGCAGTATCCTGTCTTGTATAACCTGCCATTGTGTTTCCTTACTGTCTATCGTTTTGTCTGTACTCTAGTAATGCAGTGTCAAGAGTAAATGTAGGGTTAGTAGAGTTGTCAGCTATACGCATAGCAATAGTCTTGCCAGAGCCAACTATGTTATTTGTGTACACCTTATCTAACTCTCCACCAAACTTAGCAGTGTTAAATACAGCGTCAGATGCACCAAATAAAAATATTGCTGTTCCTGTACTACTAATCTGTTGTGTAGCTGGCTGTAATGTAGATGTGTTTGTACTGGTACTAAAGTCATAACGTATGTTTAAGTCTAAGTCCATACTACCAGTAGGCTCAGCATACAAAGTTAATTTGTAGAAAGACTTTCGTGTCTGTGGATCTGTAATAGGCATATATGGAGATTCATAAATAGCTTCAATATCTGCACTATCAAAGCTAGAACCTGTCTCCATACGGTAAACGTAACCATCATCATGTGCAAAGGCTACCATCTCTGTTGTACCAGAGTAACGACTATCTGCTACAAAGGCTTTAATACCTGATGTAGTAGACCAAGACATACCTGATGCACCCTGAGAGATAAACTTGGTAGCTATAAGACCTTTACCCACCTCAGCCTGTTCAGAAGCAATATAGGCAAAGATACGGTACTGAGCTTTCTCACGTAATACAAGAGAAGTAAAACTAGATGTACTCGCTAAGAAAGTGTTAGAGTCCTTATAAATCTGATCAGAGGCAACATCCAATGCAAAGTCACCAATACGGTCAGTAGCACTTAATAACCTAATACCATCTGGTGCTAGATAAATAACGTCACCACCAATCTCTTGAATAGTGTCGCCATTAATACAGCCAATACGATCAGTAATAGGTGAGACAGAGAAGTCTGCAGCGCTACTACCAGTCAATCTCTTAATACTGTCCTGAGTAAAGATAATAAGTTGTTCACGAAAGACTGCTAATCCAGTAATATCATTAGCTACATTAAAAGACCCTGCACCATTAGCAACACTAAAATCATCTACGCTAAATGGGGCAGTAAAGAATAAGTTACTACCCTTAGCATAGAATGCAGTATTCTTAAATATAGCTACCTGCTCTGCACCACTAACATCAGAGCTATCTGATGAAGTCATAAATGACATAGTGTTACCGTTAGTGTTGTAGATAGCTGGGTAGTTAGTACCATCTACAAAAAGGACTTTATCATCACCGTCTAAGTTATACAGAACGTGTCTAGCTTTACCACCATTAGTACTAGCACTAGTAGCCATACTAGTCCAAGAACCACCTGTACTGTAGTAGTACTGTGTTAAGTTACTACCGTTCTTACGGGCTGCTACAATACGACCAGAGCTAATTACTTTAAGGGCTAAGATAGGACCAGAACCCGTTACAGTTGTTGTACTATACTTTTCAAAGCCTCTTATCTTAGAGTAACCACCCTCTTTATTAGCTTCAAAGTTCTGTAGAATAGTAGCAGATCCAACAGCGTTTGTACCATGTTGTAAAGGGGACAGGTTAGATATTAACCCACCCCTAAACTCAATAGGAAATGTTGTCCACTGGGTTGCCATTAAAAGTGTACTCTCGTATCTCTAATATATTCAGTTCTGTTAATGTTCAAGCTACGCATATGCTTAATACCTTGCAAGAACTTTTGTTGGGATAACTGTGCTGTTTGAGTATCACCCCTAAACAAGTACACATAATACATGGCCCCATCTACAATAGCGTGTTTATACTCTTCTGGTATAGAAGGAACGTCTGTAGCAAGATCCATATCAACACCAACAGTGTAGTACTCATACACAACCTCATAGGCTTTATCAGGTGCTGGTACAAAGATTAACTCTCTGCTAGGTGTTCGTACAACATGCTTAGGAACTGCTCTAGTACTAACATCAGAGTTATACTCGTAATCTATGTATTTGTCAAGGTATTCTTCGTAGTTAAGTAACTTTAATCGTTGAGTTTCTACACTTAAACTTGCATCTCTACGTATACGAAAGGAGTTCATGTTAACAGTCTTAGCATCGTAGGGTATACTGTAACGAACTTCACCGGGTAAAAGTACCTCAGTTTCCTCTGCGTGGTTCCAAGGCCATTCAAACTCTTCTTGGTGAATATGACGAATAGAGGCATTAACTGAGTCTTTACTGAGGTTATAATAACCTGTAGCTGTAGAGAAGTTAGATGAAGTAAGCTCAACCTCGTTTAAGCGTCTATTAACATCATTAACTAGACCTATAAAGTTATAAGACATTCTTACTTCTCCTTAACACGTAAAAACACAGAGCGCTCATATTGCAACCCTTCTGTGGTTGTTATCTGACACGATATGCGATACCTAATGTTATTCGTACCAAGGGATAATCTAATGGTTGCTACAGTTGTAGTATTAGTCTGTTGCACCATCTGTAAGCCGTTGACTACAGAAGCAGGACTAACAGAAGTCTTTACACCATCCGCGTCATCAATATACCAGGACACACCTACAATAGTGTCATCACCTAGAAAGCGTGACCAATCTATGTTATAGTCTAGGACTTCATCTTTGTCTTTATCAGGCCACTTGTATGACATGTACGTATTCCTTACGCTGCGATTCTTATTGTGTTGTCTCTGTCAATAGCTGCAATACTAACAGTTCTTTGCTTCTTATCTGATGGTATGACAACCGTGAAGTTCTGAGGTGTACCTGATATAAATACAACACGTTTACGATCATAACTATCTTGTAAAGAGTCATAGTCAAAGTTTGTATTTACGACAGTAACACTGTTAGTATTAATAGTTAAAGCTGGTGTAGTTATAGGTATAACGTTAGTAGTTCTTGGTTGTACTAAGCCTAAACTTACAGTAGCAGATACACCCGTTGGTACAACATTAGCTGCAGCAGTAATAGTAACTACGCCTATACCTGCTATAAGCGCTGGGCTACTAATAAACGTATTAGCACCAGCAACCACCACAGTTGTACCTATAACTCCTGTAGAGTCAACCCCCGTTGGTACAACATTAGCTGCAGCAGTAATCGTTACCGTATTAGTAGATGCTGTAGCTGATACACCTGTAACGGCTGCATTAGCATCTGCTACAACTACAACAGATCCAACACTAGATGTTAAGGTAGGTGTTGTAACTGGTACATTAGCATCAGCAGAAATAGTAACACTGTTGGTAACACCAAGCGCACTTACACCGTCAATCAGAAAGCGTATCTCTGACTGTGACGCGAAGGGTGTAGAGGCGAAGGCTGTACCGAACATATGTTACCTTTTAAGTGTTAGCTGCAATAGCTGCATTAGCAGCAGTCATATCTTCTGTAGTCCAGAAGTCTTTAGCAACCATCAACTGTAGATGCTCTACGTTGCGTGACACAGTGTCAGTCCAATCGGCATCTTCCATGTCCTCTGGTTGCCCAGCATTTAACAGATCAACTGAGTGACCCATTGCTGTGTAGTGTTGTGCGATTTCTTCCGCAGTTGGTGTATCAGTCATGTCTTTCTCCTTTGTTATGCGTTTTCTAGGGCAGTGATCCGTGCCTCTAGTTCTTTAATTGTAGCAACCAAGAGTGGCACTAGCTTGCTTTGGTCAATGCCTTGGTAGACAGGGTTGCCATCTGCATCTACCTCATCCTTTGTGCCGTGAATTGCCTCTGGTACAACTGACTGAACTTCGTGTGCTAGGAAGCCATCAACAGTTGTGTCTGCATCCGCAATGAAGTTGAAACGTTTTGGCTCTAGCTGCTTTAGGCGATCTGTTGCACCTGTTAGCTCAACCACGTTTTCTTTTAAACGGTGGTCTGAGGATGTGTTGTAGGATGTAGATGAACCATTTGTTTTAATAGTTCCACGCTCTGTTCCGTTAGAAGAACAAAATTGGATCATAGTTGCGGATTGTGATGATTGCGCATACTCATTTCTAATCTTACAAGCAACTCTATCAACATTACCTAACTGATAGATATTCATAGCCATCAAGGAGCCTGTGCTATGCGTATTCAAAACAGCAGGTGCTGTATTTTCTGGACCAAAGAATGTTCTACCGCTGCTATCTGTATGCATCCTAGGATTACCATCCCCATCCGACAGCACGATGTTGTTGCTTGAGGTGCGGATGTCCAAGCTGCCTGAGTTACCTGTATAGCGGCCTATGATGGTGTTCTTTGTGCCTGATGTTATTTCTCGTCCAGATCGTTGACCTAAGAAAGTATTGTTTGAGCCTGTTGTTGCACGTCCAGAATACTCCCCGATAAAAGTGTTAAGAGTTCCTGTTGTATTTACAAGACCCGCATCTTTACCAACAAATGTATTATATGAGCCTGTCGTATTTGCGGTTCCAGCGTTATA